CGTGAGGCGTGAATATTCCCCACGTAGTAATAGCTGAATAGTCGGCAGTTTGTTTTTTAGAAAAAGCGGTGTCATAAGATTGTATGACATGTTTTAAAATTGGAAAGTCCCCTGTCCACGGCTGCCACCATTCTCGTTTTAAAATCGCACCTTCTTCTGAAGTTGGATTTTGCATATACTGCGCAGACCAGTTTCTAATGGATATAGACGCTTTAACCTTTTCCAGTTCCTCTAGAGACCAATACTCAGGCCACACGGGTCTCGCCTCTTGGTCCTCGCCTAAAATGGCTGGGAAAGAAATTGTTTCCCACTTATCTGCCTTAGGTTCATTTTGTGATTTTATTAATCGACCTGTTAAATCATCTTGAGCCCATCTTGTCATTACCAATACAATTGAGCCTCCTGGTTGTAAACGTTGTCTTGGTCCAGACAAGTACCAGTCAAAAGTTCTTTCCATCGCTGAATCAGACATTGAGTCTTGTTCAGTATGTGGATCATCGATAATAAGTAAGTCCGCCCCTCGTCCAGTGATTGAACCGCCTACCCCCGCTGCAAAGTATTCCCCACCTTGATTGGTCTCCCAACGTCCCTTAGCTTTACTATCTTCTCGTAGTCTAACATCTCCAAAGATTTGTTTATACTCTGCACTGTCAATTAAATTTCTTACCTTTGCACCGAACCTTCCAGAAAGTTCTGCGTTGTGTGACACCTGCATAATTTTCAGCTTAGGAAACTTCCCTATCATCCAAGCAGGAAAATATATTGAAGCAAATTCAGATTTAGTATGCCTAGGAGGCATATTTACAATGAGCCTTCCTTTTTTGTTTTTAGATATTTTTGTAAACTCATGAGCAATATGTTGATGATGGCCCCACTTATCAGGATCTTTATCAGTACGGCATATGAAGTCTGGCCAAACATTCTTTACGAAATATAAGAAGTTATCCTGACATAATTTTATATGTTGAAGCCACACTTTTTCGAGCCTCTCTCGTAATTGATCGGTGGTCAATAATTCTGCTTTAGTCATCTAGATTCAATATACACCCGGGTCCCCTAAAAATAAACCCCTGTATTCTACAGCCAGGTACTACTTCTATTTATGCTACAAACCTAAAGCTAATTATTAAGAATGTTTAAAAAAAATTGTAAAAAAAATAAAAAATAAAAACTTTCCGTTTTTGGTTTTTGGTTGGTACCTCTAAGGGTAGCCCTGGCCGTTAGGCCAGGGCAGGGGAAACTATGCGCTTTTTATATTATCTATGAAGTTATTGAAAGAATATTTTTTAAATATTCCCCAGGCGTCCTCGACCTCGCACGGTTTACTTAATGTAGGCGCCATTAACTTGCATTTTTTATCATGGGGCAAGTTATAAACAGAGTGGCCTAGCTCATGTAATACCACATGCAATAAGTACTGATAACCTCTGTCGATTGCTTTTTCAGTGATCCAGATATTAAGACCACCGCCCACGCCTAAAACGTTCGGGTATTTGTGGGTTGACTCACCTATACGAACATTTACCCGCGGTAATTTGATGCCTCTATTTCTAGCCTCGTATAAAATATTTATAACTTTACGCCTTAACGTATAAACGCTGTCATTCATTCTATAGTTTTTAATTTCTTTTGTTTTCATGTTTTCCCCTTTGTTAGTTAAATTAAACATGTTTAATTTATATCCCATCTAAATAAGATAGTCAACTAATAAAATCATTTTTTTTTATTTTTATTCAACCTGGACGGGTACCCGTCCAGGTTGTTTTATACGGGGATTTTAGGCTATCCCCTGAGCCATATTTATTTATTTAACTATTTTTGTTTTAAGCTCCACGGCCTCACCGTCTACAATAAATTTATTGTATAAATGAGGATGCTTCTCCTTAAAGCTTTTTATATCGAATCGCGTTGTGTTTTTTCTTACTGCTTCAATATAATAAGATTTATTTTTATATTTATTTATTATAGATCCACCCATTCGGTCGACTACCTCCAGGGCTTCCTCCTTAACGTTTAACCATAGTTTATTATAACTTTTTCTGGTGTCGTTAATTTCACACGCCTGGAATAATTTCACGTTTTCAATTGGTGAAATCGCCTGGCTGTTTTTTGTTTTTTGTTGTGCTGTCATTTTTATACCTCTTTTGTTAAGTTGTTTTTAATGTTTAACACATCCCATGAATATAAGATATTTAAATATAAGTCAAATAAAAAATTAATTTTTTTACTAGGCCAGGTTGTGCCTGGCCTAGTTTAGAGCAATTTTAAATTAGCATTAAAATGCAAAATATACCCACAAAGGTGAACGGATAAAACAAAGCGAATCGGATCCCCATCGCTGCCGCCTTCTCTGTCCTGGTAGGTTTACGGCTCATGATGCAATCTTGATAAAACTATTCGTTGTTACCTTCCGACCGAGTCCTTTAGCAACCAAACCAACAACCACGCCCCTCGGGTCTTTAAATCTTAGGTCGTGCTTATCCCCATCAATAACCCTTCTGGACATCCATTTTTTTGGTAACTTATCCTTGAACACGACGGCCACGTTAGCATAATAATCTGTCATTGCCTTAACTTGGTCATCGTAGTTTTTGCCTGAGTCGCTAAATGTAAAATGTAGATTTTTAAAATCATGATCCAGGTAGTTTAAGACTTTGGTGTATTCATAGAATTTTACATCCGGATGCAGCTCCATGAGTGTGCCACCTCCATCAACTTTCATTCGATGCCATGGCAGGTCCGAGGTCCCGTTTAATCTACAAGCGAATTTATAGCCCTGAGATCTAGCCCGCTTTTTTAGCTGCTCAATCTCCTGGGACAATTCCCACAAGAATCCATTCTTGTTAGTCCAGAAATAATTTGTCTTAGCGATTCGGGCCCTTTGTACTGAACCCATCTGGCCCCGTCCTGAGGTATTTAAACAAGGGTTAACACAGCCCCCTGGTCCTTTGGTAGCCTTTGGACAAACATTTTTACCACTTAGATCATATGGCGCAAAATGTAGAATTGCGGTTTTATATCCGAGCGCCTCCCCTTTGGCCATCTTAGTTTGAGAATAATAATTTAATAACATTTTTTTGCTCCTTTGTTAGTTATGGCAGCCTCAACGCTCATTCAGGACCCTGGATCTATAGCTTAGGCTTACAACTCCTTACCGGTCCTGACATAGTAAACTACTGCCTTGATATCCCATTAACATAGGATGGCTGCAGCTGTCAACTATTATTTTTATTTTTTTTTAAATTTTTTATTCTTTATTTATTCCGGTCCTATGAATTCTAATACTAACAGTATTAGAAAAAATCTCGGTATTAATCTCAAGATTTACCTGCGTACTAATACTAACGTATATGAAAAAACTTTGGTTATTGATCGCAAGATTTACGCGCATACTAATACTAATAAAAAGAAAAATTATTCTGGTATCAATCTCAAGAATTACGCGCCAAGCTATGCTTGGCGCGTGTCAAAGTCTCGTGAGGCGTGGGACTTGGTTATTTACGCTTGAATTTTTTTGATTGCGTCTTCTAAATTTTTGAATTTTGCTAATTCGATCACGGTTCTCGGTTCACGGATCACGAAAATTTGATATTCTGAAGAGTGTGAGAACGAGAGTGCCTCTCGCAAGATAAAAGACACACCACCATTTTTAAAATGTGTCAAATGCCAGTTGATTTGGTACTTGGATAAACCTAAATTCTTGACGTTATTGGACTTTAACTCAATCCAAATACTTTTGTTGTTTATCAACCAATAAACATCTGGTATTCCATTAATTGTTGGGCTTTCTATACGAAAAATTTGACCTTTTAACTTTAAATTTTTTATGCGTTGCCACAATAAACTTTCTGATTTTTTCATAATGTTATTAGGTCAATAACATATAAATAAAAAGCCCTCAACCGCACTCTCGCGCATTGTTAAGGGCTTTTGCAGGACTTTAGCTTGAGATCAAATTAATAACTAGTATTTATCTCAATACAGGTTGCTAGCTTACCTATTGGCCTAGTACCAATTCTATTTGCTCGGCAACTCTAATAAAGTTTGTGGAACTTCCAAAGTAATTTCAGCTTTGGACATTTCTTTTTTCAAAGAACTAACCACGCTATTTATATGAGCGCCAGTGTGAATAATCATTTTACACTTCTTTTTAATCCTTTCTAAAGAATTAAAAACCTTATGATTTTTCTTAACATGATTTTTAGCTTCTTGGTAGCAAGCGTTATTTAACTTACTTTCAGCAGTATTTGGTCGTACAGCACCATTATCTCCCAAAAACATATCTTCCCAATTACGAGTTTTGCTTAATCTTTCTACTTTAGATTTAAACTGATCGCTGGCCTTTTGCCAAGCATTTTTTAATTTATTTTCCATGATTGCTTTATTGTTCACAAAGTCTTCAAAAGCCTTATGCTCTTTTTTAAGAGCTTGAAGCTCTTTGTGTAATCCACACTCTTTAACAAAACTATCTTTTTTCTTATCTGCCAAAGTTTGTGCTTCTTGTGATATTTCAGTATTAACTGATCTTTGCTTTTCATAGAATTCATCATTAGTAAAACTATTCCAGAATTCTAACTCATCTTTTCTTATTGGTTTCATTTATTGCTCCATTTTTTCTTTGTTAGTTTTAAGATTGCGTCCAAGTCTGGTACCTGGGGCTTTACAACCCTGGGGCTTCATCTTGGTTTCTGCATTTAATTTTTCAGCAGACCAGCCACAACCTATTAAAATTGTAGTGGGTTGAACTTGATGCAATTATTGTATTCAACCTTTTAGTCAAGAACGCACCACAAAGTTATTTTTATTTTTTAACAGTTGTTAAAAATAACCAAAAAATTCTTTTTATCCAATAGTAAAGCCACCAGAAAATTTACAAAAATTTGCAAACTCTTTTACATTTTCTAAATTAAAAGGATAACTAGCAACACTATTTCTTTTTTGTAGTATTCTATCCCATTGTTGCTTTTCTTTTTTCGGAAAATCTATTGGCGCCCAACGAGATTGATTGTATTTTTTCTTAACACTTTCACTAAAGGCTTGTAGCTCTTTCTCAACTATTTCATTTTTCTTTTCTTCTTTTTTTCTTAAAAGCTCAAACCCTTTAGCATATTTTTTAGTATGGCCAGTGCTAATTAAATGCTCTAATTGTTGCGCAATCATTTTAGCGTCTTTATCACTAACTTCATGATTTTCGTTGAAGTGCCAACGCTCAGCGTCTTTATCACTTACGACTTTTGTAAATCTAATTACATAATCTGCAAGTGGTCGCCACCACCAAACATTGTTTCTAAAGTAAGTACCACTTTGACTTTCATACTTATCCATTTCATTAAAATATTTTTCTCGCTTTTCTTGAGAAAAATTCTCATCATGTAAATTATCTGGTCTTTCTGGTCTTTTAATCGTTGTTTGTGGATTTAATCCATATAAGTCAAAACCCATTTTATACCTCTTTT